TATTGCAGATTTTAGAGGAACTAATAGAGAAATTACCGAGACAGTTGTTCATTGGACCGCACATTATACAGATCAAGGTCATGTTGGTTCGGAAGAATTACATAATATAGCAGTAAATAGAGGATTTTCAGGTTGTTCATACCATTATATAATTAAAAGAGATGGATCACTTCAGAGAGGAAGACCTTTGAATCGTATTGGTGCACACGCAAAAGCTAATGGACATAATAAGTATAGTATAGGCGTTTCAATGGTAGGCGGATATAATTGTAATAGTGGTAATCCACACTATAATAAATTTATTAGTGCTGAGTCTATTACATCAGAACAATGGAACACTTTAGATCAATTTCTTAGAGCTTTTTATGTTGTATGGCCTGGCGGTCAAGTTTGGGGCCACAATGATACTGATCCAGAATCAAAGGTTGACCCTGGTATTGATATGCAAGAGTATATACAAAATAAATTTAAGAAGAAAAATAAATCTGCATCAGGCACTCTTCCACCTTTATCTCCGTCTGAACTTGTGGGAGCAAGTAATACTAATGCAAAACCTTCATAGAGGATAAATCATGGTTACCGAAAATGATAGCATAAAAGAAAGAATTGCCACAGACGGCAAAGGTCAAGTTAATAATGAAGGTGTCCCTAGTGACGGCTTTGTTGATCCTGATGGTAAATATCCTAAAGATGAATATGTTGGAGAACCTTCAGTTAATAAAGGTGCACGAGGAACAAAGGTCCACAATTTAAAAATTAAAAATGGATCCATAGGCTGCGAAACTACTATTGCAAAACAACCAAAAGCCATTTATCCTTTAAATCAAGTAAATGAATCAACCTCTGGTCACATAATTGAAATCAATGATACTCCTGGCGGAGAAAGAATACTTATTAAACACAAAGATGGCGCTGGTGTTGAAATAAAACCTGATGGTACTATTATTGTTAATAGTTTAGGCAATAGAGTTGATCTGGTTTCTAAAAATCATGTTATGGCAGTTGAAGGCAATGGGTGTATTACTTATTATGGAAATTTAAATCTTACTGTTCAAGGTGATTATAATTTAGATGTAAAGGGCGATTATAATGTAAAAGTTGGCGGAAACAATATATTAAATGTGATAGGCAATTATCGTAAAAATATTGTAGGTCTTTTTAATGAGGTAATACAAAAAACTAAAACATCCACTGTATTACAAAAGGTTGCTAATACTTACTTAAGCGGCTTTGGCACATATACAAAGGGCAAATTTAATAATGAAGTTGATGGTACTGCAGAATATTCACATAGTGGTAATACATATATAACTTCTGAATCAGAAATTAGTATGTCTTCTCCAAATGTAAATATTGCTGCTTCAGATATATCAGTGTTTGGAGATGATGGAACTATCGGTGGTGATAATGTAACAATGTTTTCACAAAATAGTTATGTAGATAGAACTTTGCATGCAAGTGAAGTTGAAGCAAAGAAAACTATGAAAGCAAAGGTATTTCATGGGAGTTTAAATGGTACAGCAAAAGGTGCTATGAAAGCTGGTACCGCTGCTCTAGGAGCGTCACATGGTGGATCAGTAGATACTACTTCACACAGTAAAGAAGATCCTGTAGCACAAGGTAATAAATTTAAGCCAACTTCAACTATTGTCAATGCATTTTTATTTAATGAAGATAGAGGGGTCAGAGAAGTTAGAATTGATAGAGATGATGGAATATTACATGGTATTAATCAAATAAAAAATTCAGGTGGTATTACTGATAAAAAATTAAATACAAGTGAAGTCAGATCAAAATTAAAAGAGCAAACAAATTTAAATAATAATAAATTTTTACAAAGTCAGGTAGACAATAATAATTTAAATCCTGGATTTGCTTCTGTAGCACCAGAAAAAATCGGAAGAATTAAAGGTGAAGCTCAAACTGCCAGAACTGGTTATACACCAATAGGATCGAGACGAGAAGAAGCTTTAAGTAAAAAATATACACTTAGAGAGTCTTCCTCACGTGGCGTAGAAAGAACTATAACAGTTGATCCCCAATATGATCCCAATAAACAGAGTGATATTACTATGGGAACTAATCTCGGAAATGGTGTTCCTATTTCTAAATTTATAGCTAGTGCTAAAGATCCAGTAAATTTAGATCATACCACTAGTGCCGAACAAAGAAAAGATATAGCAAGAAATTTATACCCACATTCAGAGATAATTAATATATTCTATCAACTCGATCAATTTCAAGGATATAATTTAGTTGTTGCTGAAGGTTTATATAAACCAGGGCCAGAAGAAACCTTAACTCCTGGTGGTGTAAAAGAAGCTGCTAAAGATGGTAAGTTTGTTGTATATGAAGTTTATGATTCATTTACTGGTCAAATTTCAAATAATAAATCTTTTGATTTCGCGGTTTATTTAAAAGATAATGTTAATTATGAAAATTTAATTATGTACTATGATAACTATAATACTGATGGATCTTTACATTCTCAAGTGGGTGTTGGTATGCCAACCATACCAGAAAATTATACTGCATTTTTTAATAAAAAAATTGAAACGGTTTATAACGGGACTTCACAGACAACATCAGACTTAATCGAAGTATTACCTTAAAAACATTATAAATAATACAATAAAATAAGAGAAAAATATGCCATCAAGATCCTTATCAATTGAAGATAGAAAATTAGATGCTGGAGTAAAAATAGTTGCTCCGAGCAGTAAAATATATTCCGATATTGATTTACTATTTAAAAATAAAAAGAATGGTGATATATTTAAAAAAACTGATGCTAATGCAGTAAAGCAGGCTGTTAAAAATTTAATACTTACTAATCACTTTGAAAAACCTTTTATTCCGTTTTTTGGTGGTAGTATTAGAGATATGCTATTTGAACTTGGAGACGAGTTTTTAGATTTTGAAGTAGAACAAAGAATAAAATTAGCAATAGAGAATTATGAACCAAGAGCTGAAGTTATAGATGTATCCAGTACCTATAGAGATTATGCAAATTCTCTTGATGTCTCAATAACTTTTGTTGTATTAAGCACAAACGAAACAATTACACTAGAAACAGAAATTTCGAGGTTGAGATAATATGGCCACAAATATCACATCAACAGCTTTAGATTTTGATACTATTAAAAATAGTTTAAAAACCTATTTTGCACAACAACCGGAATTTTCTGATTATAATTTTGAAACATCAGGTCTTTCAAATATATTAGATGTTTTAGCATACAATACTCACTTTAATGGTCTTACTGCAAACTTTGCCACAAATGAAGCATTTCTTAATACTGCACAATTAAGATCATCTGTTGTATCTCATGCTGAGGCATTAGGTTATAGACCGAGGTCAAGAACACCTTCATCGTCATCTCTCACTTTATATGTTAATCTTTCCGGTGTTGCAAATCGTCCTTCATCTATAACTTTAAATTCTGGATGGGAATTTAATGCATCTAATGAATCTGAAACTTTTAAATTTATAACAGATAAAAACTATTCAGCTGTAGATGATGGAAATGGATTATATTCCTTTACTGATGTAAACGGAAATTCTAATATTAAAGTATTTCAGGGAGAGTTTAAAACTAAAACATTTATTGTTGATGATACAGCAGAAAATCAAATATATGTGATCCCAGATGAATCTCTTGATACTGGAAAAGTAACAGTAAATGTTTATGATACACCTACATCTACAAAATTTACATCATATTATTTTTTAGATACTGCTTTAACCGTAGATTCAACTACTGCATTCTTTGATATAAAAGAAGCACCAAATGGATACTATGAGATTAATTTTGGTGATGGTAAGAGTTTCGGCAAATCTCCCGCAATTGGAAGTAAAGTTGTAGTTAGATATTTTTCATCAAGAGGAACTGATGCAAACGGTTGTTCTGGATTCAAAAGTGCAAATAGTTATGTTTTAAACGATGTAAATTATCCGGTTAATATCCAAACACAAAAATCTTCAACAGAAGGATATGAAAAAGAAACAATAGAATCAATTCGTAAATTAGCTCCCTTACAGTTTGCATCTCAAAAAAGATTAGTAACATCTGCAGATTATAGATCAATGATTCTTTCTAACTTTCCTGTTGTAAAAGATGTTGCTGTATGGGGAGGGGAAGATAATGTACCTATTGATTATGGTAAAGTATATATCAGTCTTCAATATCAAGATGGGACTTCGGAATCTGTAAAAACAGAAACCCAAAATAATATTGAAACTAATTTTACAAATCAACTTTCTGTTATGTCAATTTCAAATAAATATGTAACACCTGAGGAAACATATTTAGAAATAACAGGCAACTTTAATTATGATCCTAGTTTAACTAATGATACTGGTTCTGCAATACAAACTTCTATTACTAATTTTTTACAAGAATATTTTACAAATACTTTAAATAGTTTTAATTCGTCTTTTAGTAGATCAGAAGTATTAACAGAAGTTAGTGATTTAAATAGAGCCATACTTTCTGCAAAGATGAATCTTAAAGTTCAGCAGAGATTAAATGTAACTGTTGGTTCTCCAAAAAATTATAATATATATTTTCCAGTAGTATTAATTCCAGCAGAAGCCCAAGATTATAGCATTGAATCTTCCATGTTTACTTATGGTGATGATGCGGTTCGTTGTACTGTTAAGAATAAATTAAATTCTAATATATTACAAGTTGTATCGACTACGGGAACTGTAATCGTAGAAGATATTGGTAGCTATAATTATCAAAAGGGTAGTGTTAATTTAAATGGCTTTGCTCCAGTCTCTATATCAACTGGTACTCCTTATATTACATTTAGTTCAACCCCTCTTGATCAGAGTATGATTTCTCCACTTAGAAATTATGTACTAAGATTGGACACTGCAAAATTAAGAATGCAGCCATTAAAGAATGAGCAAAATACAAAGGTAGCGCTGTAATATAATGTCTGAAGATAGAAATCATACATCACTTAGAGCTGACTATGTAAGAGATATTCTTCCAGAATATTTTTCTGTTGATTATCCTAATCTCATTCAGTTTTTAGAAACTTACTATGATGCTTTGGACAGCGATGGTAATTTTGGTAGCACAATAAAAGATTTATATGAGATAAGAGATATTGGAAAAACGAATCTAAAATATCTTGATAATCTATTTGATGAAATTGGTCTTAGTTTATCATCACAATTTGTTTCTAATCCGAGAGAAATACTAAAAAATCTTGCTAAGTTTTTTAGAGTAAAAGGTTCTCTTTAT